TACGCCGTCTGATCGAACTCGAAGTAGGCATCTGCGCTCGCGGCGATCTCGATGTCGCGCACAAGCTGCACGGCGTACATCGAGAAGTCCGCCAGCAACACGTCACCAGCAGTGCCTAGCGTGTTGACCTTCTCGGTCAAGATGACCGGAATGCCCATGAGCGTTCCCGCGATGCCTTCCTGCCAGTTCGGTTGCCAAACCGGGGTATTGCCGATGGAGAACTGGACGAGCTGCGGCAGTACGGTCGGATGGATTAACCACACGGCGCGACCGAGCGAGCCTGGCATCAGCCGCTCCAACATCTTCGCGGCGTCAACCGGCTTGAACTGGTTCGCGGCGTCTCGCACCACACTTACCAGAGCTTGCGCGTTCAGCACGCCGAGCGGTTCGCCTGCGCCATTGCCACGGATGAAGTAGTAATCAAGGTAGTCCGAAGCGCTTTCAGCCAAGATGCGCCTGATTTGTGTGTCAAACGTGGTGCTGGCCAACATGCGATTGCTGACGCGAACGATGCCGGCCATCGTCAGCGCGCGAAGTGTGTATTGCCTAAATGCCGGCTCGGTCTCAGCAATGGCCGAGTTCTCGTTCGCCCAGGTGAACTTCACTCCGCCGTACCAAGCAAACACGCCGGCAGCGCCTTTGCTCAGGTCAACGACTGGCTGGCGAACCGTGCCGGGCGCGTCGGTGACAAACGCACGCGGCAGCACGATGGACTGCTCGCTTACAGCGGTTAGCAGATCGGGGAGTAGCGTCTCCGGCACGAGATAGCCCCCCGACGGGCCCTGTCCCGTGCCTAGCGCCTTAATCGCATCGTAATCCTTGCGCGCGACGGCGCTCATGAAGTCGCGCAAGGTTGCGGTCTTAGTCTCAGTCACAAACACGTTAACCTCCTTAGCTACGCTCTTTTGTGCATCCGCCTTACTTTCCTCGGCGGTGACAACCACCGAAAGCTCAGCCTCTGGACGCGCGATCGAGCGAATAGCTTCTACTATCTCAACGCCAAGCGTGCGCGGCTCAGCCGGCGTCGGCGTCAGCGATACCTCAACGATAGGCCATCGCTCTATCTCGCCTGTGCTCTTACGGGAGACAAGATGGCCAGGCGCGCCAGTGCTCATGCCGAGCGCGCCTTGTTCAGCAAGCCGGCGAACAAGCTCGATGTATTTGCTGTGCCGGTCAAGCTCTGCTTTGACCAACACGCCTATGTCGTCGGTACGCATCTCCTCTACGCGCCCGATCACCTTAAGTCCTACGTCAGGGTGAATGCCATGCTCGTAGAGGAGCGGCGGGTTGCTCAAGCCGAGAAGCTCCGACCCGAAGTCAGTCTTGCACGTGAAATGCTCGCCGTGCAAGTCGCGCCCGCCGAACACGACCGCGTAGCCTTCAGCGTAGAGCTTGCCCTCGCGCTCATACACCTTCACTGCAAACGAGCGAGTTTCTGCCTCTAGGCTGGAGTTTTGGGGATCCGGATCCGGGCCCGGACTCCGCTTTGTATCGAACGAGCGCGCTTCTGTCTCCTGCTCCTGAGCACTCAGCAGCTTCTCAAGCGCATCGCGCGCCTGGGCGAGTATCTCCTCAGGCGCGTCAATCCCCCCTCGCGCGCCGTTGACCGCGGCCAGCGCAGCACGCATACCGGAAGTGACTAGCCGCGGCTCGCCGTCCACGATGTCGCCACAGGGTGCAACCAGGTCGCCTTTAGTCGCAGAATCGTCACGGCGGAAGAGGAATAAGCGTGAAGCGCGCTCAAGCACTTCGTTGCGCATGTCCTCATCTGCGTCGGTCTCGTACCCTGCCCATGCCAGGATGCGTTCACGCGCGGCATCTCCGTCCCACTCGCCGCGCTCAATTACAGGAAGGTCTGTGTCAAGCGTGAATCTCATCGTCTTAGCTCCCGCTCGATGATGCGCGAGAACTCGCGCATCACGGCGCGATTGTAAACCAGTTTACTTGCTTCTTCGTCGGCGCGTTTCCAGCCGCGATCTCGATGGAACGGCTGTTGTGCTCGCCCGAACACGAACGCGGCGTAGCGCGCCTTGTTTCGCACGACCACCTGCGCGTTGCTGGTCGGCGTGACGAACCATTGCTTCGCCAACCAGCCCGTTCTGCGGTAGGGCGGCTTGACGTTGGCCAGCACGTATCTGCGCTGGCGCTCGCTCTTCCAGCGAATGCGCATCCCTGGCTTGCGCGGCGGATACACATTCACAGCGTCGCGCAGCTGGTAGCCCAGGAACAGCAACGCTGGCGTAAGGTCAAGTTGGCCGCGAAACACACGCGGCAGCTTTAAGCGAACAATGGTGTTACTCATCTGTGGCGTCTCCTCGGTTGCTCAAGCGTCGTCCAACATCTGCACCTTACATGCGCCGGAGGCAGATCGTCCCAGCCGTCGCCCTGCTCGCGCCCATCGCGCGGTGCGCAGATCGGGCACACGCGCTCGTCAGCAGCAGTGCGCCACACGTGAACGAGAGACACGCCGGATTCGTCAAGTATCTGTCGCGCGATGTCTGTTCCCTGCGAGTAAGCGCGCGTGATCTCAGTTGTGGCGATCATCTCCGCGCGTTGCGGACCAAACATGCGCGCAATTCGGTCAACAAGCATATTGCGCGTCCAGCCCTCAGCGCGAGAGCGGGTGAATAGCTCGCTGAGCCGCTTTCTCGTGGTCTCGTTGATTCCATGCACAAGCTCGTAGCTGTAGTCTTTGGCCCACTGGCTTGCGAAGTCGTACGCCTTCTCCACATCAGCAAAGGCTGCGGATGACAACATTGCGGCAGTCGCTTGGTCAACAGCAACAGCGAGTAGCAAGGACTCAGCGTAGGCGCGAGCTTGCTTCTCGAAGCCTTGCTCATCGTAGCTCAAATCGTCAAGCGAGATTGAGTCATCAAGGACTTGAAGCATCTGCGCAGCCAGTTGCTCGCGTTCGCGGTCGAGTGGCGGATCAACGCGACGTGCCTTCGCTTCGACAAAGCGCGCGAAGGCAAACGGCGAATGGCCAAGGTCAGCAAGTGACCTAATCGCGCGAACCCACGAATCCGGCAGGTCACGCGGGGAGAAGTCGGCAAGTAACGTCTTGCGCGCCTCGCTCTTGCGTCGCCACTGGTCGAGCTCGCGCAGCGCGGATTGCGTAGCAACGTCAACAGGTTGCTCGACCTCGAAGCCCAGCATCTGGCGCGCTTCTTCGCGCGTCACTAAACCAGCCTGGTACAGGTCAATCACGCTCTTGCGCTGTGCGCCTACGTCTTCGGCCAGCGCTTCAATATCGTCGTAGTTGATTGCCAGACCTAAGGCTTCTGCGATCAACTCCGCGTCTGGCAGCACCGTATCGCGCCAGAACGAGATGCGGTGCTCAGCGGCGGTGGCGTAGTTCGCAGCATCGGTCAACATGGTCACAGGAACGCCGAACGCTGCGCTGATTCGCCTTAACGCCATCTCGTCAACCTGCGACATGGCGAGCTTATCGAGCGCCGGGATGTCCAGTGGCTTGATTTGCATGTTGCGCCGGAGCACCAGCGCGCGCCATGCGTTGCGGACGCCCGACGTGAGACGCTGCCAGGTCGTGCGTAATGCTTCTGCGTCAGCGTCAGTCAGCGCGCCCTCTTCAGGCGTGATGATGAGTGGCGGAAGCGCGCCCTGCTCGAAGAAGGCACGCGTGAACTGCTCGGCAGCCAGCGCGGTAGCTGCGCTGGTCTCGGCTATCTTCAGCGGTGCGAGTCCGGGTCCAATGTCGCTCGATGGCGACCAGGTGTGCGCGTAAATCACCTGGTCAGGCTGGTAGCGGCGCGTGAACTGGCTGCTCTGCCATACGTGCGCAGTAATTCCTCTGGCAGCATCCCCCTCCACGCGCATCGCGGTCGGGTTGAGTACGCGCATACTGGCGCGTTCAACCCAGAACGCGCCGGCGACGCACAGCGATGCTTCGCAAAGGTAGTACAAGCGCGCAGGGAACGGCGCTTGCTCTTCTCCACGCAGGAAGGAGAGAGAGGCAACGGCATTCGCGCGCAGGGTGATGCAGCGCATGACGTAGGCGTGGAGCGAGTGCGCCTGTGGGCGCGTGACATAGCCCACAGCGTCAATCGCCTTCGTTGTCCCATATGCCGTCTTGATGGTCACCATATTGCGTCTGCAATCTCACTGCCCCTGCCGGCTGCGCGCGAGTAAACCCACGCGATGGCCATCACGCAGTCATCGTGCATCCCTGCCGGCGCGGAGTACTCGTACGTCCCGTCCCTGCGTCGTCGCTGCGAGAACTGCTCGAGCTCTGTGAGCACGTAGTCATCGTCCGGTAGCGCGATTTCTCCGCGCTCAATTGCCCACGCCAGCCGCTCAATGATTGCGCGCTTTGTACTGGCCGTGGTTGTCACGCCCAGCACGGGGACGTTCTGCGCAGTCAGGTAGTCCACCACCGGAGCGCCGGCAGCGTTTTGTTCCACGACGACCTCTACGGTCTGGTACTCGCGCGCAATCTGCGCGATGCGCTGGACGGTGCGCGTGTAATCCTCGTGTCGCCAGCGCTCGACCTTCAAGACAACTGACTGGCTGATGTCAAACACAGCAACCGCGGTGTAGTCCTCGTCGCGCCCGATGTCCACTCCTAAGGCGAACGGGCCGCGCGGCTCAACGGCGCGAACGCAGGCGCGAACGCCGCGGAACACCCCGCCGGCTTCATCCACAAACTCAGCAAGCCACTCTTGCCGGTAGGTGCGCTCGCTCACAATTTGGCGCGCACGCTCAGAAGCCTCGCGGATGCTCTGTAGGTCGT